GAAACTAACTATTTTTGAGCCTCTTGCTTGAGCACTGCTGCAAGCTGCGGATCTTGCTCTAATAGTAGCATTTGTTGTGTGAGGTTGCCCGTTTTCCAAGGATTTACCTGACCTCCACCAGTATTTGCCACGGGGCTAGGTCTAGCACCCATTCCTGCTGCTGAACTTGGCTTGAAATGATGTTCCCAACCACTTCCGGGATTCTTGAGACTGCTGATATAAGTATTTAAATCCTGTTCAACTCCACCATTCAGAATAACTACTTTCCCTTCAGCGTTCTTTTGTAACTTATTTTGTAACAATGATAAAGTCTGCTCTGCATTTATCGCTCCAAGATTGCTAATAGCTGCGAGGGCTGCTGTTTTTGTGGAAGCTAATTCGTGAGAATTTTTCATCTCCTCAAGCTGTTGAGATAAATTCATTATCTGTTGTTCCTTTTCCTGGGCTGTTTTATTAGCCTCTTCCCAAAGAGTTTTCCACTGGCCCTGTTCCTCTAAATCTTTGGTACGCTTTTCTTCTTTTTGTTTATAGACATCATCTAGTTTTCCCTTGATGCCTTTAAATTTTTCTTCCGCTTCAGCAGCTTCCTTACGGGCAGCAGCTAATTTTGCCTCATATTCTGCTTTTACAGAATCTAAATTTGGTGCTTGTGGTTGTGAAGGAGTGTCAGCCACGGGCTGTTCAGCAGGAGTCACAGAATCAGGCTGAATTACTTTTTCTTCGATTGCCATTAATTATTCAGAAATAGGACTATCAGTTTTCTTTTTAGCAGCTTTTTTCTTAGTTGCTTTTGGTGCAGGAGTAGCTTCGGGTTCAACTACAGCAGTTGAATGTTTAAGTTCTACTTCTTCCCATTTATAAGTTCCGTCAGGTTGCAGAACATGGTCTAAAGATTTAGCCATAAATTTTATGTACTTATATACTATTGTAGCAGACTATTCAGATTTGACCTCATTTGCTGAAGGTAATACCTCTCCCTGTACCAAAATATCTCTAAATTCTTCTCTATCTATCACATTTTCATTAAATAGTGTAGTTAAAGCAGTAATATCTTGACCAATTAATCTTTCAATATCAAAATCTCTACTGATCTTTACTTCTGGTGGTTCAATACCTACATATTCAGCAGATAAATTAAACGCTTTTTGTAATTTTTGTTCTAACTCCATAGATACCATTGCCAACATGGAGTTAGTATCTACACGATCTAATCTGCGAGCATCTGCTGATTCTGCAACAAACTTCTGTTGTGATAGTGTACTGATTCCTAAAGTAGCCATTTGCATTTGAAGTTCCTTTATTTCTGCTGATTGGGCATCAAAAGCACTACTAGCTGGTTCTACATAGTATATTTTGTTACCTGGCTGAGTTGCCATTGCATAATTAACAGATATAGCAAGATCTTTGGTCTGATCGTCATATCCTTCCATTACAAGCATTGGCTGAGATGCAACGTGCAAACTATGGATTAAATCAGCTTGTCTTTGAAAATGTGCAATATTTAAATATGCAATATCAAGTAAAGGTGGTTTGCTTACTAAATTATCGGTTTTTCCAGAATAAATTGTTACTAAAGGTATTTCTCCAAGAGAAAATTCTCCAGATTCTACCTGTGCATAATCTTTATCAGATGATCCAGCCTCAAAACGACCAACAGAAGTTCCATCTGATACGTCATACATTTCCTCTATCTGTTCCTTTTTGCGGAATACTCTATAACTACCTGGTTCGATTACTCTTACCTGGTCGAATACTTTTTCTCCGAACTGTCCATCTGGGAGCACAGCTTTCTCCCCAAGTCTTACCTGTATCAAGTTTCCATAGTTTGATTCTCTATCTAGTCTCCAGCCATAAAGATTATTTGGGTCAATTTCAATCCAGTAAGGTCTGCGGTTTTGCTGACGTTCTTCTGCTAAACTTACTGCTCCTGATGGTGCAGGATAATCTACAAGAATATGACTTTGACCATAAATAAGAGAACACATCAATAATCTTCTTGCATATTCATCTAAATCTGACTTTCTTCCGTCTACATCCATCTTAAACATTTCTGTCCAATAAGGATCACCAGTAAGTGCTATTGGTTTTCTTAATACAAGACCTGTGGCTGCTCTGATTAATCGTTGGGTAAATGGGGAAAATACAGCACGATTTACTCTGGCTAGGTAGGCATCGTAATCTTCTCTTGGCTCTAATGGTAGGAATGTTTCGCTATTTGTTCGGAGGTAGTCTGTTCCTTCGGTTACGGCTTTCATTATTTCCCAACCTTTCATCATGTCTAAGACAGCCCTCGTGCGAGTAAAAGGACTGTCTATCCCGCCTACAGAAGTAGATGAGATAATATTAGTTCTGATTGGTCCAGGTACAGCGTAAGTCATTGTTTACCATTTAGTGCGGTGTGACCAGTATCTTGCAGTAAAAAATCCTGGGTTCGGATCTTGTGCGTTATGCCTGGCATAATACGATTTTCTTCTGGCTTTATCCTTTTCGGATTTAGGGTTTTTACCAGCACCCACAACACCCTGTTGACCAAATCGTATTAGCTTTATCTTATCGCCTTTTTTAGCCAATACCACATGAGATTTAGTGGGGTGACCAGGTGTTTTCTTTGGTTTATTGAATCCTTCTAATCTATTTTTTGTAAGTCTAGGATCTTTTTTACTCATTTTCCTACCTTTTTCATCGTCATATTATGAGCCTCGGTAAAAGTTTTACCTTTTAACATCAGCTTTTTCATTTCTTCCATGTGCTTTCTAGTATGAGTACCCTTTTTCTTATGCCTGGCTAGAGCATCTTTTTGTCTTTGAGTTAGGGTTTTCATTTTTTCTTCCTCTTTTTCTTAGAGCGTACTTTTTTCAAATCGGCAGCAGTGATCTTATCCCTCGGAGGGGCAACAGCAGCAAGTTTGCGTTGCTTCGCTGAATAAGATGATTTAGGCATTAGGCAGCGTTGGTAATAGCACCAGAAGTAATAAAGCTAACGCTTACAGTTTCAAGATCGCCTGTTGCAGCAGTTAAAGTTGTTCCTGAGACAATTCCAGAAAAACTTACTTTTTTACTGCCAGAAGTATCTAAGAATAATTCAAACTGTGCATCAGCAGCATCTTCTGTAGTTAAAACATCAGCTAATAAGTTTGCAGTTTCATTACCACTAGCTGCTGTGTAAAGAAAATCAATAGTTCCAGATCCAGAAATTAATCCACCAACAAAAGCTCTTGATGTTGCTCCGTGAGCAGTTACATCTAATGTGTCTTTTGATATGTCCAGTGACCAAGCCGTAGTTGATACTACTGCTTCAGTTGTTCCAGATCCATTTTTAAATTTTACAGATCCTTCTTCACCACGAAAAAATGCCATGAGCCTTGAGAAAAAAGAGTATTTATAATTAGTTTAACTTGTAGTTGACTTTTTTACAGTACCTTTAGTGTTATTTAGCATATATTGTTGGCATCTGTTATCCCATAGAGCAGGATTACGCTTGCCTTTGACTGCTTCAATAGCATCCAGCATTTCTTCAGTAATTTCTGTCATTTTTTCTTGGATTTCTTTCTAAGTATATCAGCATCAGCTTTTCTTGCCCCTCCCCTTCCACTAATGAAACTATTTACTCTGCCCATCGCCCAGGCAGCCATAGATACGTTTCTTGAACCAGATGATAAATATGCTCCCTGACCTCTTCGATAAACCTGGGCAAGTTGACCATAGGTAAATCTTGTTTTCTTGGCCTTTTCCTTAAGATTTTTTTCTACGGCCTGACTTAGAGGTTTTCTTCTTCTTGTCTGTGTCATCTTGTTGGGAACGTAATTTGGAAATAGCTTGTATATCAATATATTGACCTTTTTTGTACTTTTCGGCTGTATCTTTTATTTCTTTTGCCTTTGCACTACGATTTCTAGCACCCGTAAGGTATTTACTAGGTACTCCCGTCTTTTTGTCTCGTCTTACCCGTCTAAACTGTCTCATTTCTTCTTAGTTTTTTTCTTTTTCTTCTTCTTTTTCATTCCAGTGTGGTAGGGCATGGTAAGAATTAGGTAACTCTTAGTATATTCTAAACGAAGTTTGGCCTAATGTCTCTGGTTTGACAAGGTTAAATTGCTGTAAACATAAGTAACCGAAAGCATCAAACGCATGGTCAACTCCTAGATTTTTATTTGGTAGCCCCGTATTTGGAGCATAAGTCAGAGTTCTAAGTGCTTTTATTAACTCTTTACATCGTGGGTGGATAAATGTTCTACGATTTCCATTTGCATCATACAAAGCTGTATTTACTGATGTAATTTTATCCCTGATCTTCCAAGGAGATTTCGGACTCATAACTGTAAATCCACTCCTTCTCAAAATATTGTGGTCCGTAACGCCAACTCCGCTTGTTTTTCTCGCACTACCCGTAGGGTCGGGACACGCAATAATTCGTCTATCTACCCCATACCTTCTTATAACCTCCTCCGCAAAATCCCAAGTTGTTGCTCCACCCGTCAACATAATTTCATCAAACACATAAAGATTATTATTATGCTTAACAGCACAAATTCCTGCCATAGGAT